CTGCTAGTACGGTTTATTTTAATCAGAAAGATGAAGAAGTAGTAAGCTCTAGTCTTACATTTAATACTAGTCTATCTAGTGTAACTTTAGGATTTTACTACAAAGTGGCTAAGTCAGGACTAACTAAGGTAAATACCGATGGCAGTCTGACTATAAGTCAAAGTTCTTTTGATTACTGGCAAGCTGTAGTAACTACAGGCAATCCAGGGACTCCTTCAGATACTAATGCTAATTTTAAAAGAGTACGAGTATATAATTCCTATTCGGCAAGCTCTGCGTATAACGCGTACACTGATCCGACTTATAATGAATATACCGTATATGATAGAGGTTCAGACGATGCTTATGTCAGATTATGGCAAGTTAAGGGAACAACACAAAATGCGAGCGCCCATAAAAGCACTCCTAACTTTGGAGACTATTGGCAATTAGGAGACCAGTGCTCAAAAACAGTTGGAGGTTGTGCTAAAAGATTTAAATCTACTTTCGCTACAATAGATAGTAGTGTGCGTAGAACTATAACAGAAAAAGATAACACACTACCGTTCGGAGGGTTCCCCGGAACTAAAACCACTTCATGATATTAGAACCCCATTTTGAAGAAATAGTAGAACATTTTAACGCTGAGTACCCCCGCGAAGGCTGTGGAGTTATAGGTATAGTAAAAGGAAAATCAAAATGGTTTCCTTGTAAGAATGTCGCAGAAAATGATGATGATTTTATAATTGATTCAAAAGACTATATAAAGGCAAGCTATCAATCAGATATAGTGGCAGTTGTTCATAGCCATCCTGATGCAAGTCCAGAACCAAGTGAAACAGATGTGAAGCAGTGTAATGGGTTGAATCTTGACTACTATATAATTAGTATACCTGAAGTACAACTTGAACATTTAAAGCCAAACCGAGTAGACCCTCCTTTAATTGGAAGAGAATATGAATTTGGTGTGACAGATTGTTTTTCATTGGTACAATCATACTATAAAAAATTCGAAATTGAAATGCCAAGATACGCGTTTGAAGATGACTGGTGGAATAAAGGAATTGATTATTTTGGCGACCTGTGGCAGAATTATGAAGGGTGGAATGAAGCGACTGATGGAAGTTTAATCAAACATGATTTATTATATTTTAATGTAGATTCAAGTGTACCAAATCACTGTGGAATTTATTTAGGTGATGACTTATTTTTACATCATGCCTACAATAGATTATCATGTAGAGAACTATTATATCCCTTTTGGGGAAAGTATAAAACAAAGATATTAAGGAACAAAAAATGCAAACAGTATATTTAAAAGGAGAACTCGGAGAACGCTTTGGAGAAAAGTGGAGTATGAACGTGGATAAAGTTCAGGATATATTTAAACTTATCGAGTGTCAGAGAGAAGGATATAGACAGTATATGGTGGACTGTGCAGAAAATGGAATAGACTTTACAGTACAAAGGGGAGAAGAATTTATAGACGAAACAGAGCTTTTACTATCAGTAGGAAAAGAAGACATAATAGTAGCCCCAGTACCCGCAGGCTCAAAAGGTAATGTAGGAAAACTTATAGCAGCCGCTTTTATGATATACACAGGTTACTACTTAGTACAAGGTGCTGCTATGGGAGGAACAGCCGGAGGTACTACACTTGCTAATATAGCTCCAGAAATAGGAATACGGGGAGGAAGACTTCTAAAAGCAGGAGCAAATATGGGAAAATTTGGTAAAGTATTAGGATACGGAGCTATGGCTTTAGGAACGTCTCTAGGGTTAACAACTCTAGCACAGATGACAATGCCTGATGGAAGTCAAGACGACGAGGACGATTCTCATTTATTTAGTGGCCCTCAAAATACTACTGTACAAGGTGGAGCCGTTCCTATACTATATGGAGAAATGATAGTAGGTGGAACACTAATTAATTCAAGCTATACAGCAAGTATGGCTCCTCAAGGGTTTTTTCCGGGAATAGGATGGAATCAGCCTTTAGGGATAGGTTCAGGGGATAAAGACGTGCAAGTGGAGGAAAAATAATGGGTAATTATTTAGAACAAATACTAGCATCTTTTGATCAAAGTGGACCTAATAACAGCAGGTCTATGAGTGGAGAGACACGTCAGACAGCTGTAGTATTCGACGCTTTGTCGGAAGGAGAAATAGAGGGACTAGTAAATGGGGCTTCAAGTATATACTTAGATGGAACCCCTATAACTGATACAGACACTTGGAGAAGTATAAATGAAATAAATACGACAGCTTCTGTAAGTGCGGGGAGCACAACTGTAACAGTTGCGACAGGAGCTCTAGATTTTGCTGATACTACAGAAGGTACACGAAAAATAGTAATAAAAGGGGCAGGAAAACAAGGAACTAATATATTTAGTGCAACTGCAGGAACAATGACACTAACCGCATCTAGTAGCTGGTTTACCTCTGGAATGGCGTCACATAGTATGACAAAAGAAGGAGCTTCAAGAATACAAATAGAAGGGGCAGGAGCGGACGGTAGGCCTTATATAGGGTATATTACAACGTACACTAGTACAGGCTCCGTACAAGTCTATCCAGAAATTGAAACCACAGTTAGTGGAGTTAGTGGAGCAATTGATTTAGTAAGCGCAATCGCTTCTTATAATGCGGGCAGTAACCAAGTAACTACTACTACAGCGGCAACTACTACAGTTTCGGGAGTGGCAGCAACACTACTTCCTCCTATGACAAATGCAACTACATATACAAATACAAGTCCAAAACCAAACTTCGAGGGGATAAACTATTCTTTTAGAACAGGAACACGATATCAAAGTCCTGTTCAAATAATGGCTGGAGGCAACCCTACTGCAAGTTTTATACACGCACCTGAAATTAGAATGGATCAAAACGCAACTTTTGATGCAACTAATGGGGTAAATGACCATATTATTACTTCTGCTCAAGTTGGAGTACCTAATGCTTCAGAGACAGACCAAATAAAGTGGGTGATTGAGTGCCCACAGCTTTTTGCTATAAGTACGAAATCAGGTACAGAGTATAATTCGTGGGTAGAATTTACGTGTGATTTCGAATACTCTAGAGACGGTGGTTCTAGTTATATAACTTATCGATTAGTAGGGCCCACAGATAATGCTATTACTACTAGATCAGGTGGTTTTGAGTACTTTAATGACCAATCTGCTATATCCTTGCATGATGGGTTCATTGTAAATAAAACTAAAAAGAAATTTCAAGAAGAATACCTTTTTAATATTGAGCAATTTAAACCCTTCGACACTTGGAGGTTGCGTTTCCAAAGAGTTAACGAACCTAATAAAGCGCAAGGGCACCACGATAATATGAATGAAGCTTTTATTAAATTCGTGGAAGCACAACTTACAGATAAATTTAATTACCCATACACAGCCTATGGAGCATTGACTTTCAATGCAAAAGATTTCAGCGGACAACCAAAAAGAGGTTATCATATTAGAGGAAAGAAAATTCAAGTACCTACTAATTACCTTACAAGAGAAGAGACAGACTCTACAAGTGCTTCTTATAAAAGAGACGTGTCTGACGGGTCTACTGAATCTAATTATCAGGATTGGGATGGAAATTTTAGAGGAGATGCGTCTACTTTCGCAGTAGGACATACTAACCATGAGAAAGTGTACTGTAATAACCCCGCTTGGGTCTTTTATGATATTGTTACTGACCCAAGATATGGACTAGGAGATTTAGTAACAGAAAACTTTGTAGATAAATATGCCTTGTACCAAATCGCAAGATATTGTGACGAACTAGTAGATGATGGAAAAGGGGGGCAAGAGCCTCGCTTCACTTGTAATGCATATATCAGTAAGCAGACAGAAGCCTATAAAGTTTTAAAAGATTTAGCAACAGTATTTAGAGGTATGACTTATTGGATGGACGGACAACTTGTACCTGTTCAAGATAGGCCAAAAGAGCCGATTTATACTTTTACACAAGGGAATGTTATTGATGGAGAATTTGAGTATGAAAGTACATCAGAACGTATTCGTAAAAATCAAGTAATTGTAAAATGGAATGATCCAAAGGATCAATTCAAAGGAAAATCCCATATTGTAGATGATGTTGATAATATTATTGAAACAGGTAGGATAAACACTGCAAAAATAACAGCATTTGGCTGTACAAGTGAAGGACAAGCTCATAGAATAGGAAAATGGAGATTAATTAGTGATAAAGTAGAAACAGAGCTATGTACCTTTAGTACTTCAATAAACGCGGGTTTTATAAGACCTGGAGATATAATAAATATACAAGACCATTACATTGACTCTGTCCAGTTTAGTGGAAGAATTAAAGCTGGAACAAGTACTACAGTAGTAACTTTAGACAGAGCAGTAACACTAGCAGCGAATACAACATATACCCTACATTTAGTGTACCCAACAGGTGGAGCCTACTTAGAACAAGACTCAGCAACAATTAATAGTACTGCATATGTGCAGGGAGATTTAGTACTACTTGATGAAAGTGGAGCAGCAGTAGATACAGAAGCTAAAGCTGCTAATGTGAAGGACGATAGTAACAATGAAGTAATGCTTGCGTGGAGCGAGCACTCTCGAGTAGAAAAACAAACTATAAGCACTTCTGCAGGAACTATAGCTGCAGGGAGTAATATTACAGTATCTTCAGCTTTTTCAGCTGCTCCTAACTCAGAAGTAGTTTGGGCCTTAACAGGTAAGAAAAATGATGCCGAAGTATCAGGAAGTGCTAAACAGTACAGAGTAATGGGGATAGAGGAGGAAAGTGAAAACTTCAGCATAGCTGCAGCCCTATATAGTGATAATAAGTACGACTTAGTTGAGAAAGAGTACAAACTAGCAGCCGATTCTGCTTCTGTCACTATGGCTGAAAAAAGTACTAAAGTACAAAAACAAACTGAAATAGTACCTCGTCCCGACAGTATAACTTTTAACATACAACAAGTCGCAGCAACTGACACGCCGTCGAGCTCTACAGAAAGCACCACGGGAACTTTAAAAGCTGTAATAGAATGGGACATCCCTGTAGAGACGAAAGTTTCAAACAAAGTAATAGCAAATTCTTATGTAAATGAAGCATTAGATAATTCAGAAACAACTATTACACTTGGAGCAGCTGCAACAACTGCTACTGGCTATGGAATTATAGAAAGAGGGTCTTCACAAGAAGAAATTATACAATGGACTGCACAAAGCGGAAGCGATATAACAGCCGTAAGGGGGGTATTAGGTAGTACGGCAAAAGTCCATGATACAGGTGTAAGTTTTACAGAAATGCAATCTTATGAAAGCCCTTACACAAATCTATCCCACTATGAAGTGGAGCATAGTTTTGATAATACTGTTCGTTCCGAAAGACTTAAAAGAGTAAGTATAGGAGGAGGACAAACAAGTGTAGAGATAGCAAATGTTTTAGGCGGGACGCATAATGTAAGAGTTAGAGCGGTTAGTAATTCAGGAAGTATTTCAAGGTGGACAGCATTTGAAAACACAGTTAAAGCGCCAGGTACAGTAAAAGCAACTTCAAAAGGTAACTTAGCAGTTGGTGGAACAGTAAGTTCTCCAATAGCTATAACTACAGGTGGGGCATACAATATAGCAAATAGTACTTATACTGTTACTGACGCAGGTGGGCAAGAGTACAATATAACTCAAGCAAGTTCTAGTCATGCTCAGAGAACACAAGACTTTTCAGGTCTCTCTACTTCTAGTGGAGTAGGTTACGCACTGTTTGATACAAGTGCGTACGCATCAGACCCGTGGAAAGCGATCGACCAGAAAACAGATACAACATATTATGCTGGAGCGGGAACTACCGCAGGAAGTTTCACATGGTGGAAAGAAGTAGGAGCAAGTAACATAGGATTAACTCTATGTAGTGGAACAGTAACTGTATCAGCTAATGGCAATACTATAACTGGTTCTAGCACTACTTTTACTTCGGACTTTGAGGTAGGAGATATGATTAGGCTAGGAAGCACTAATGATTATGCGGAAAATACGGCAGCGTGGTATGGTTACGTAGATAAAGTTGTGAGTAATACTTCATTAATAGTACGAGGGGTAGTAACAAAAGCTTTTAGTGGGAAGTATGTATACAAACAAAGTTTTAAACCAGATTTTGCAACAGATACTATTGTATCAAAAATAACAAGAGGGGCGTCAACTACTTATATCCTAGAACACTATGGTAGTGTACCTGGGGCAGACGGAGACGACGGAGTTACAACTTATACATGGGTTAAATACGGCACTAACTCTTCTGGAGCAGGTTTATCAGATACTTATACAGCAGGCACTACAACTTATATAGGTCAAGCTTTTAATAAGACCAGTGCTACAGAGAGTACTACAGCATCAGACTATACATGGTCTAAAATCGAAGGAACCGATGGAGCAGACGGAGCAGCTGGGACAACAGGACAAGGCTCAAACTTTGTATTTAAAAGAGCAGCTAGTGCTCCAAGTATCTCTGCAGATGGACTTAACATTCCTAGCGGCTGGTATGATTCTCCCCCGAGTGGAACAGATTTATTATGGGCATCAAAAGGTGTCGTAG